CACTCAACCGTGTGCGGACAAGGAATAATGAATAGACCACACGAATAAGTGTCAATGAGTTCGTCCACAGTACAACCAAAAGGAACATAACCAGTGGCAAGAACAGGTAGGAGCGTTTTATCTGTAACATCTTTTGCATCCTTGAATGAGTTATAATATTGTCTATAAAGTTTATAAGAATATATGGGTGTGTTATAGTAAGTGTGAGACATAATAATTACGTTAAGGGACTAGTAGCGCGTGTCAAAAGTATTTAAACAGATGCAAAAAGGGCATCAAGGACACGGTAGTGGTAAAAAATAAAACCACTACGCCCGAAAGAGGGTCATAAAAGCGTTAAAGTCGTCCATCGCCGTAACGATAGATCTCACAATTCCATAGGTTGAGCCACATCCGTAGCGCAACATACATTGCTCATCGAGTCTTTCAACAGCGACAGCATTATAATAATTCTTACATAGGTCTTTTAAACTCATCCACCTATCCTTGTAAGTTTCGGCAGCGGATTTGGAATTTAAGGGCAGAGATAACCTTTCGAATTTCTTGATTGGATCAGGCATTACTAACCAGACGAAACCGTCAAAGACGAAGAAAGAAGAGCAAAAATATAGGCCTAAACCGGATAATATTTTAGCCTCTAAATTGAAACAGTTTAATAATTCCCGAGTAACTGTCTCAGGTTCGATTGGTCTATTTAAGAAGAATAGAGAGTCATCACCGACAACATATATAGCTTGGTAACATGTACGAGTGATCTGCATACACCAGACATTTGAAACTATATTAACCTTCATATTACCGGAGCCAGTTGTAACTGTGCCAGAGGTACGCTGATAAAATATGATAAATATAATAGCGTGTTTAATCACCCTGATCTCCTTTTCAGTGTAGCCCATAGCCCATAGCTGGGCTAGGAATGCTTCTAGACCCATCATTAAGTCTATGTACTCTTCTTGGGCGTAGGTTTCTTCCCATTGCGTTTTATCAAATTTACCGAAATCAGTCTCGTATGCCCGGAATGCTCTCTGAATGAAGGTATTCATATGTTTCTCTAAGTCAGCAACGCTTTTCTTAATCTGGACACACACTCTTGGGTCGAGTATATCTAAAAAACGCTGTGTTATAGTCCTAAAGAAGGCCATAATCAGATTGACGAAGGGCTTGTGGTGAATAACAGTCTGTAAAACCTGATATTCCCCAAGAACATCTCTAGATAACCTATTCTTCGGTTCTACCTTAATCATACATTCGTAAGAAGATAAAATTTTTGGGGTTATTATGTCGGGAGTCTTGGTAGTAGTTTCTTGTTCGAACTGATGCCATTTAGTCTGTCCGACGGATATTAAATAGCCATCGATCGCTTCGCGTGAAATAGCTATTGGCTCTGCTTGGTATCGAGCGACTACCTCTCGCCAGTTTGGTACGGCTATAGCATCAAAGGCAAACTCGACAACTTTCTTGGCTTGCTCATGTGGATCGACTGGTGCGACATTACGATAAGAATTTGCGTTTCTCTTCACGGCAGCAGCCATCGTTTGGAAGGCAGTTTGAGGTCGTTGTTTTGGCTGAGCAGTACGTAGATTAGACTGGACATCGAATCTCTCGTTATAAGTTCTAGGAAATTTGTACGGGTCACGACCCATCTTCCATCGTAGTTGTTTCAAACCTGTGAATTCGATATTACCGTGTTCGAAGTCACGATTATGGAACTTGTCATCATACTCTACGGGTATAGGCATCGAATCATCATAAGATCTTTGACCGGTCCTTATAACATCAGGGGCTCCGGCAGTTGGTGCGTGAGAAAAGGTTGGGCTCCTAGCTAAGCTCGTAACATAACTTCTATAATATTTATATATCGGAG